CTTGACTCTAAAAAATCGTCAGACCACTTGCGCGGCCATGCAGCAAGATAAGCCCACTGCGAATCGTCTCGGTTGAGGGATAGGATATGGATGTCATGCCACGGCCTCATGTTTTTCACGGTCATTAGGACAACATCCATCCATCCGACTCGTTCATTGACTCCAAGTCTCTTAACACCACCCACATTGCATCCAAGCGTCATCAGAAAAAGCGTTGTATCGGTGAAGGACTCGATAAGCTCTTCCGTTACTGGCAAGGTGCTGACGCTGTTTGGGTCTGCGTAGATAAAAACGCCTTCTCCTGGGCGGGCATCGATATGCGCCGTGGTCACTCCCTTGCTGTCAAGGTTTCGGAGTGTCATTTGCTCTTTGTCGCCAAATCTGTTCTGCAACCTTGAAAAAGTCACATCCTCCCTCTCATACAGGAACGCGCTCCTTTGAACCCTGTGAGAGTTGTGGAAAACGGATGTGATGTGGTGACACGCTATTGCTGGAGAAGAACTAAGCGGATCGCCATTAGTTTCAGCGCCATCACCGGCGCACATATCCAGAACCTTTATTGTCCCATTGCATGGTGATTTGCCAGTGCTTGCGGCTCCGATCATCTTTCCAAGCATTGACGTATAGAGCCAGTGTTTGTATGGCGTCCGGTGTGATTTTCCTACTGATGATAGTTTTTGCATGCTATTTAATTTCCAATGTTTTCCCGAGTTCCATAAAATAAACAGCAGCCTCGTATAGAACGACTTCCGCTTGTTCTGCTCTTCCGTCCTGCATCATTGTTATCCCTGCGTCCAACGCCTCCAATGCAGTCCTAAGAATTTCTTGCTTGCCAACTTCTTGAGGTGTAGCCAATCCATTCAAACTATCGGCTTCATCCATTTTCTTAATTCGTTCAACGGCTTGCTCTAACTTGTCTATGGTGTTCATAAAATTCGTGCGCGTATCCCGACGCGCCCCGGTCGCTGCGGGTTGGGTTAAAACGGGATCTCGTCGCCGTCTTCTGGTTTGGTCGGCTTGGCTGTGGCCTTCGCGGGTTGCTTGGCTTCGAGCCAGCGCTCGATGGTATTGAACCTCGCGTTCGGGTTCGTGCTTCCGGCCTCCTCGCCTAAGACCACCCATGCCGACATTCCGACGAAATCCTCGGCTTCGATGTTGACCTCTTCGCCTGGCACGACGGCCTGCCCGAGTGCTTGCCGCACTTGGTCAATCTTCCATGCCGCCTTGGCTGTGAAGGTCAGGTGCTCGGAGATTTCTGGCCCGTTCGTGCCGTCTGGCATCTTGACGCGGCAGGTCAGCTTGATCATGCTGTTCCCAGCTTGGGATGTCTTCTCGACGCCGTTGGTGATTTCGATCTGATATTTACCCGGCTCAACGAAATAGGTCTCGCGGGGTTCGGTTTGTGTGTAACTTGGCATATTATTATTTGGTTTTTGTTTGGCGCAGGGTGGTTATCGGTGCCCCTGCCTTCACCGCGGATTCATCCACCTCCACGCCTGAGTCGGCGCAGAATTGGCGAAATTGTTTGGCGCTCATCTTCCCGCCCAAGGCGAGAATGAGCGTTTCTTTCGAGACGTTGGCGCTTGCCTTGGCGATGGCATCGGCTTCCACGTATTCGCGGCCGGCGCTGGTCGAGACCTTCCAGCCGGGGATCTCGTCACCGGCGGCGAGTCGTTCCTTCAGCGCATCGATGAGCGGTTCCGCCAGTTCCTTCTCAAAAAACTTGTATCTCTTGGCGAAGTCACTGAGCTGCTGAGTGTCAGCAAGGATGCGGTCGCGGATGATGGTGAGCGAATCGCCGTTCACCGAGTGGACGTCTGCGAGCGCGGCCTTACTTTGAAAGACAAGCGCCGAACAGGTCTCTTTATTCGCGCACCAGCTGCAATACTCGCACGGTGTCGGGCGAGCCAGTGGAGACGTTGCCGCGCTGATCCATGCCTGCGTCGTGGCCTCGGCCTCCGCGCGGGTGAAGTCGTAGGAGCGAACGAGCTGCTGATCGACATAGACCACATGCGCCGTCCACGACTCGGCAAAATGATCCTCCATACAGGCGAGCGCGTAGGCTGCGAGCTGCTGGCGGTAGTTCCGGACTTGGCCGGTCTTGATGTCCGCCACCCACATGGCGCGCTTGCAAATCGCGTCTGCAGTGCCCAGCTTCGAGAGTCCCGGCACTGCCATGGCGAGATATTCTTCTCGGGTCTTGACATGCTCGCCACCGCTCAGGCGCCGAAGGGTCTCAATGCCCCAGTTAGCTGCGGTCAGGTCGTCGCCGCTAAGTTGATCAATCGGTGCCGTGTCGCCATCCATCGCCAGGCGTATCGCCTTGTCGATAGCCGTCCCGCGCTCGGCAGCTGCGGATGAACCGGATGCGCCGACGAAGACCGCACACTCCGCGAGTTTCGGTGCCATGGAGGGGGTGAGTTCTTTACTCATTGGCTTTCCCTCCTTTTTGTAGCTTTTCAAGCCACTGGTTTGTTATTGGATCAACTTCCCATCGATCATCTTCCCAACTTCCGTTTCGTATTACATCGGAAATTATTTTCTGAAGATCACTAACAAAGTAATCAGAATGATTTGCGCAAAAAAGCGTTGCCTCATAAATATTAAGAAGTCGATCTAAGTCCTTTGAGATAGGAACCATTTCTTTATTTACCGTGCGAAACATAGAACTCATGCCGCCTCCTTGAGTTCGGTAGCCTTGGCAACCAATGCCTCGGGGCGAGCCACAATGTTTGCGCGGAGTTTCTCCGAGACATCGCGCCATGTTTGCCCTGGCTGGATGGATTTGTTGGAGACAAGGAAGGCGTTGACCGCTTCTTCGTTAGCTTCAAGCATCTCGAAGGCGCGCACATGCTCCGCACCGACCACGACCACTGCCGGTTCGGCTTTCGCTCTTAGCGTTGCGCTTGTAGCGAATAAATGCGCCACCGAATCCCACTCCATCGGCAGCTCTTCAGCTAATCCGCTGCGGGTTTTAGCGTCGTAGGCTGCCGAGTGCGTTGTCAGAATGATGCGCTGCTTGCCGCCAGTGCCCTTGGCCTTGCCGTTCTCAGACTCAACAACTTTCGTTTTGAACCGGAAGAACCAGAGTTCATCCGCCCATTCTTTAACGAGCGGCGAGCTTTGTTTGCTCATCTTGAGTTCGTAACGGTCGTATGCCGTCATCAAGTCCGGCGGCTCCACGCGCTGAACCTTGCTGTGAGCGAGAAGGACAACGTGTTTGCCAATCGCGATTAGCGAATCCAGCGCCGTCAGGAGTCGGCTCATGCGCTCGGCCACTTGCACCCATCCCTTGCCATAGCCAAAATCCTCGATGCTCGTCTTCTTGGTGCTGGCGAGCAGGTCTTCCACGCATAGGCGCTCCGCCCAGTCCGCCGAATCGATGATCACCGTCTGGTAGTCGCTGGCTGCGACCTCTTTCAGTGCGCCATTGAGTTCCGCCCAAGAATTAATCTCGCAGCGGTCCGTTGCCAGGTGTGCCGTGCCTCCCTCGATGTCGAGGAACAATGGAGCGGGGAATTGCGCGGCAAATGTCGTCTTGCCAACCGATTCCACTCCGTAAATGACCACGCGCTGTGGTCGTGTCTGCTTGCCTTTTGTTATTTTCATTTTTTCGTGTTTGCGGCAGCGAAAACGGCCACTGCCAATGCCGCCCAACTATGGGATTTGATGCCGTAAGTCTGGCCCGGCTTGGCCTTGGTTCCCTGCGGTCCGACGAGATCGAGCAAGGCTTGGCGCACGTTTGCGTCTTTTGCTCGCATCGTTCCGCAGAGAAAAAGTTTGATGTCCTTGCGATAGCAAAGAACCGGTTCCACTCGAGCCACCTCCGTAAACCGCCCGATCCACACGCAGGTCTCGAAAGTCGAAGCCCCGACCGCCATGCCGTAGCTGGCAATCATCTCAATCGCGACCGCGTCGTATTCGCGGCCAATGAGCACCTGCCGCATCTCGGCATTGGAAATCCAACCATGGTCAAGAATCTCGCCCGCACGGTATTGAACGAACGCGCTCTGAGTCGTGCCGGGATCGATGGCAAGAATGGTCTCAGTCCTCATCGTCAAACTCCTCCCAGCGCCTTTTGCGCTCTTGGTAGTCGCGTATTTCCTGCCGCATGGAATCGCGCCCGAGGTGGTAAGATGCGAAGCAGCTCCCGAGGGATAGAACTGCAAGCACTATT